ACCACTCCATTTACTAATGCAGGTTTTTGGAATTTACCAGAATTAATAGATTCTACCGGAGGTTACGCAATGAACGGAACAGGAGAGGTAGGAAACACATTAACAAGTTGTGAAGTATAATAATAAAATAATATAAAATGACAACAGAAGAAATAGCAGGAAAGTTAACATTCTTTCAAGAGCAAATTCATATGATCCATTGGGAAACTAGAAGTTTTGCAGAGCATAAAGCCACTGGGGAACTATATGAATATATACAAGACTTTAAAGACGAAGTTATTGAAAAACTAATGGGTTATACCGGAAAAAGAATTCAAGCAATGAAGATTGAATTAATTGGTAATAAAGCTGATTCAATGGAAGTTGTTGACAGAATACTTAAATTCGCTGAAGAATTAATGAATCACGCTGAGTCTAATAAATTTTGGGACGTAGAAAATATGGCTCAAGAATTATCTGGTAAAGCAGCTAAAACAAAATATCTTTTAACATTATCATAATAAACAATTAAATTAAATCAAATGGACGTAGTAAAACAAATTACAGCAGTACAATTAGAAACAATTGTAAATCAACAAAAAGACATCAATGCATTATTAACAAACATTGGAATTGTAGAATCACAAAAGCATGGATTCTTACACCAATTAGCAGACGTTAATAAAGCGGTTGAAGATTATAAAAACGTATTACAAGAAGAGTATGGCCCTATCAATATTAATTTAGAAGATGGAACTTACACTGTAATAGAAGACACCGCTGAAGAAGCAAAATAATGGACTCGGTTATTAGAAAAATAAGTATAGGTGTAGACTACAAAAATGAGGCTATGCACTATTCTGTTGGACAACAAGTATATGGGGGACACGAGATCTCCTGTATACTTGAAGCATCCGATAAGTCCTATAAAATTTACATTAAAAAAGAAGATGAAGTAATGCCTTGGAAAAAGTTTAATCCTAACATGGCTATTGCTATTGAATACGATTTAGAATATTAATGAAAAGTGTCTTTAGTTTTATCGTTCGTCCAGTAAATGGAGATCGATACAACAACAAAGTCAAAGTAGGAGATAAAGATCTTATACTAAATACCAAAATAGAAAGTTTTAAATCTGTTAATAATTTTGCAGAAGTGGTTTCAGTACCATTAGCATATAATACAGATATAAAAGTGGGAGACATTGTTGTAATACATCATAATGTATTTAGAAAGTTTTATGATATAAGAGGCAAAATAAAAAACAGTAGAGCTTATTTTAAAGATGATCTTTACTTTTGCGATCTTGATCAGATATATTTATATAAAACAAATGCTGAATGGAAATCATTTGGCGATAGATGTTTTATAAAACCATTAAAGAATAATGACCATTTAAGACTCGATAAGGAACGAAAGCTTATTGGTATATTAAAATATGGAAATAGTTCTTTAAATAAGCTTAAAATCAATCCTGGAGACTTAGTTGGTTATACTCCTTTTGGAGAATATGACTTTATAATAGATGGGGAGCGATTATATTGTATGAAATCTAATGATATTGTAATTAAGTATGAATATAAAGGAGACGAAGCTGAATATAATCCAAGCTGGGCATAAAGCAGTATTGGAGTTAATCAAAGTAGCTGAAGAAGCTATCTTAGATAACGGTGAGGACGATTTAGCGGCAGACAAGTTAAAAAATGCGGCTGCTACTAAAAAGCTTGCAATATTCGACGCTTTTGAAATACTTACAAGAATAGAACTCGAAGAAAGAATATTAACCGACGAGGAAACAGCAAAAGATACTGCACAAAAAGTATTTAAAGGTTTTGCAGAAGGGAGATCTAAATAATGTACGAACAAAATTTATTTAGAGTCATACCCAATTACGTTAAGCAAAGCGTTATAAAGCAAAACAATCGTAATAAAAAATGGGCATATGGGTATAATAAAGACCATGATATGGTTGTTATTAGTAAAACTGGAAAGATTGGTGAGATATATGAAATCCAAAATTTAAAGATAGCCTTACCTGAAGTAGAAAAAGTATATTCTAGATCTAATAAAAAAGAAGAGCAGTATTGGGAAAAAATAGAATACCCAAAAGAATTAGATAAAATAAAAAATGTATTTGATTGGAATAAATATCCAGATCATTTTAAAGAACAGTGGTACGATTATGTAGACGCTGAATTTAAATATAGAGATGAAGGTATATACTTTAATAATAATGGAATACCAACCTATATAACTGGTACACATTATATGTACTTGCAATGGAGCAAGATAGATGTAGGTGCACCAGATTTTAGGGAATCAAATAGATTGTTCTTCATATTTTGGGAAGCTTGCAAAGCGGACACAAGATGTTATGGAATGTGTTATTTAAAAAATAGACGTTCTGGATTTTCATTTATGTCTTCTGCAGAATTAGTAAACCAAGCAACTATATCAAGCGACTCAAGATTTGGTATATTATCAAAATCTGGGCAAGATGCTAAAACAATGTTTACAGATAAAGTTGTTCCAATCTCTATTAACTATCCTTTCTTTTTTAAACCAATACAAGACGGTATGGACCGTCCAAAAACAGAATTAGCCTATAGGGTTCCAGCTTCTAAATTTACAAGAAGAAAATTAGATGCAAATGAAACTGTAGTAGAGTTAGAAGGACTAGATACTACAATTGATTGGAAGAATACCGGGGACAACTCTTATGACGGGGAAAAATTAAAGTTACTTGTACATGATGAAAGTGGTAAATGGTTAAAACCAGATAACATATTAAACAACTGGCGTGTTACAAAAACGTGTCTTCGATTAGGTAGTAGAATTATTGGTAAGTGTATGATGGGATCAACATCAAATGCTTTAGATAAAGGAGGAGATAACTTCAAAAAATTATATTATGACTCCGACGTCACAAAGAGAAACCGCAATGGTCAGACTAGCTCAGGATTATATAGTTTGTTCATACCTATGGAATGGTCGTACGAGGGATTCATTGATACTTATGGCCTACCTGTATTCGACACTCCAAAAACCCCGATAAAAGGCGTAGATGGAAACTGGATTGAATATGGTGTTATTGAACACTGGCAAAATGAGGTAGATGGTTTAAAGAGTGATCAAGATGGTTTAAATGAATATTACCGTCAGTTTCCAAGAACAGAACAACATGCATTTAGAGATGAGGCAAAACAGTCTTTGTTTAATCTTACTAAAATATACGAGCAAATAGATTATAATGATGACCTTAGAAACTCAAATGTTTTAACACGAGGCAGTTTCCAATGGGAAAATGGAATACAAGATTCGCAAGTAATTTTTTATCCAAATAAAGATGGAAGATTTTTAATTTCTTGGATACCACCTAAACATCTTCAAAACCGTGTAATTATAAGGAATGGGCTTAAATACCCAGGTAATGAACACTGTGGGGCGTTTGGCTGTGATAGTTATGATATATCAGGAACAGTGGATGTAAGTAGAGGGTCTAATGGAGCTCTTCATGGATTAACAAAGTTTACCATGGAAGATGTTCCACCTAATCATTTCTTTTTAGAATATATTGCAAGACCTCAAACGGCTGAGATGTTTTTTGAAGATGTTCTTATGGCTTTGGTATTTTATGGAATGCCTATATTAGCAGAAAATAATAAACCAAGACTTTTATACTATTTAAAAAGAAGAGGTTATAGAGGGTTCTCAATGAATAGACCTGATAAAGTTTGGAATAAATTATCGCCAGCAGAAAAAGAAATAGGCGGAATACCAAACTCCTCGCAGGATATAATGCAAGCTCACGCTTCGGCTATTGAGACATACATAGAAAACAATGTTGGTTATAACAATGAGCAATATGGCAGTATGTATTTCCAAAAAACATTGGAAGATTGGGCAAGATTTAATATAAACAATAGAACAAAACATGATGCTTCTATTAGCTCAGGGTTAGCAATAATGGCTTGTAATAAACATTTATATGTTCCTACTACACCTTATGAAAAACCTAAATTTGAATTAGGATTTAAGAAATATAACAATAACGGAGATTCCTCCTTAATAATATAATAAATGATTTATACCAATAGCAATAGTTCTTTCCCAAGTCAGGTGGTACCGGATGAAGAAAAACAAAGTCTAGAATATGGTACTTTGGTTGGACAAGCCATAGAGTACGAATGGTTTAATGGAAATACTGGAAATGGAGGAGCAAATGGCAGATGGAATAACAACTGGCAAGTGTATCACACATTAAGGTTATATGCAAGAGGAGAACAAAGTGTTCAAAAATATAAAGATGAGATGGCTATTAATGGTGACTTATCTTATTTAAATATAGATTGGAAACCCGTTCCTGTTATACCTAAGTTTGTTGACATTGTTGTTAACGGCATATCAAGCAAAAACTACAAGGTAAAAACTGTAGCGCAAGATCCTGCTTCTGTAGCCGCAAAGACAAGATACACCCAAGCTTTAACTAATGACATGCAAGCTAAGCAATTATTAGCTGAATTAAAAGGCAAATTAGGAGCTGATTTATATCAGTCCGCAAATCCGGATTCTCTTCCAGAGGATGATGAGCAATTAGGATTACATATGCAATTGTCTTATAAACAAGCTGTTGAAATTGCTGAAGAAGAATTAATTAGTAACTTATTAGCTAATAACAAATATGATTTAATCAATAGAAGATTAAATTATGATTTAACGGTATTAGGTATCGCATGTGCAAAAACTAATTTTAATAAATCAAATGGTGTAACAATTGACTATGTTGACCCTGTTAATTTAGTTTATTCTTATACCGAAGACCCAAACTTTTCTGATATATATTATGTTGGGGAAGTTAAATCAATTAGTTTACAAGAATTAAAAAAGGAATTTCCTTATTTAGATGTAGAAGAATTAAGAGAGATAGAAAAATACCAAGGTAATACCAGTTATACAAGAAACTATAACGGTGCATACCAAGATGGGAATATTGTACAAGTGTTATATTTTGAATACAAAACATATTCAAATCAAGTATTTAAAATAAAACAAACAGAACAAGGATTAGAAAAAGCATTACAAAAAACTGATTTTTTTAATCCGCCACCGAGTGACAACTTTGATGTTGTTTCTAGAAGTATTGAAGTATTATATTCAGGAGCAAAAATATTAGGACATAATAAAATGCTTAAATGGGAATTAGCTGAAAATATGACTAGACCATTATCGGACACTACAAAAGTGGATATGAACTATGCCATTGTGGCTCCTAGAATGTACCGTGGAAGAATTGAATCTCTAGTAAGTAGAATTACTACTTTTGCAGACATGATCCAATTAACACATTTAAAATTACAACAGGTACTTGCTAAGATGGTGCCGGATGGTGTATTTGTTGATGTTGATGGATTAGCAGAAGTTGATTTAGGTAATGGAACAAATTATAATCCTGCGGAGGCATTAAATATGTATTTCCAAACGGGTAGTATAGTGGGTAGATCCATGACACAAGACGGAGGAATGAATGCTGGTAAAGTGCCTATTCAAGAATTACAAACATCTGCTGCCGGCGCAAAAATACAATCATTAATTTCTGCATACCAATATTATTTGCAAATGATTAGGGATGTTACGGGATTAAACGAGGCGAGAGACGGTAGTACCCCAGATAGAGATACTTTAGTTGGATTACAAAAAATGGCTGCTGCGTCATCAAACACTGCAACAAGACATATATTACAAGGAAGTTTATTTTTAACTTTAAGAATATGTGAAAATATATCTAAAAGAGTTGGAGATGCTTTGAAATACCCTTTAACTGCAGATGCATTAAAAAATAGCATCTCTATATATAATGTAGAAACGCTTAAAGAATTAGAACAATTAGATATTCATGATTTTGGTATTACTTTAGAGGTTGAGCCAGATGAAGAAGACAAATTACAATTAGAACAAAATATACAGGTTGCGCTGCAATCAGGAGGTATTGATCTTGAGGACGCTATTGACATTAGAGAAATCAATAATACTAAACTTGCTAATCAAGCTTTAAAATACAAAAGAAAGAAAAAGATACAGCAAGATCAAGCAATGCAGCAAGCTAATATACAAGCGCAAGCACAAGCAAATGCGCAAACCGCCGAAGCCGCAGCAATGTCAGAGGTTCAAAAACAGCAAGCATTATCTCAAACCCAAATACAAGTTGCTCAAGCTAAAAATCAATTTGAGATAGAAAAGATGGAGCGTGAAGCAAGGTTGAAACAACAACTAATGGAATTAGAGTTTCAATATAATATGCAATTAGCTCAAATGTCTTCACAGGCTGCAAATGCTAAAATACAAATGATGGAGGATAAAAAAGATCAGAGAGAAAAGTTAAGAGGAACAATACAATCTGACTTAACTAACCAAAGACAAAATAATTTACCACCAAAAGATTTTGAATCAGCAGGGTTTGATAATTTAGATGGGTTTGATTTAGCCCAGTTTGAACCAAAATAAATTTTTATTAACCAATTTTATAATATTATATCATGTCAGAAACCGTAAAACAAGAAGGAGAATTCAAAATGAAAGCCAAAAGGGCTACTCCTAAAAAGTTAACAAAAACAGATGAACCTATTAAAGTTGATTTATCTGTGGCTAAAAAAGCCGAAGAACCAGTAAAAATAGTAATTCCTAAAGAAACAGAAGATGCCATTCAAGAGTCAAGCCCAACGGAAAGCGTGTTACGCGATGAACAGCCCAAAATGGAATTGCAAGAAGTGGGACAAGGAGACCAAGGGCCCATTGAAAATGTTATTCAAGAAATCAGTGAATCAGAAATAGTTCAAGAAGTTGCAGAGACAACAATTGAATTAAATCAACATTTACAAGAGCAAGCTAATAGCGGTAGAAAATTACCTGAGAATATAGAAAAGCTTGTAACATTCATGGAAGAAACCGGAGGGACTGTTGAAGATTATGTTCGTTTAAATGCAGATTATTCTAACACCGATAGTGATACTCTATTAAAGGAATACTATAAGCAAACAAGACCACACTTAAGCATGGACGAAATTGACTTCTTAATTGAAGACACTTTTGACTATGATGAAGATATAGATGACGAGCGAGATGTCAGAAAAAAAAGACTCGCATTTAAAGAAGAAGTTGCAAAAGCCAAAAACTATTTGGAGACTATTAAAAGTAAATATTATGACGAAATAAAAGCTCGTCCTGGTATTACCCAAGAGCAACAAAAAGCAATGGACTTTTTCAACAGATACAATCAGGATCAACAAAAAGCAGAATTGCAACATTCTAGATTTAAGAACGAAACAAAAACATTATTTGCTCAAGATTTCAAAGGTTTTGATTTCAATTTAGGTGAAAAAAGTTTTAGATATGGGGTCTCAAATCCAGATGCGGTAGCAGAAAGACAATCTAATATTAGCAATCTTATTAAGAAGTTCTTAAATGAAGATGGCTCAGTTAAAGATGTTAAAGGATACCATAAAGCAATGTATGCCGCTGAAAATGCTGACACTATTGCAAAACACTTTTATGAGCAAGGTAAAGCCGATGCAATTAAAGAAGTTGTTGCCAAATCTAATAATATTACCACAACCGCAAGGCAAGCCCCTGTAGACAATGGTTTCATTAATGGATGGAAGGTAAAAGCAGTTAATGGTGTTGATTCTACAAAATTAAAAATAAAAAGATAATTAACAATTAAAAATTAAAACACTATGTCAAATGTAGTACCTATGTTTGGGAGCATTAAGCCATCTCAAAAACAGCAAACATTAGATTCAAATTATTTACAGTTTACAAATCCAGACGCAGATAATTTTTCTTCTTTTGCACAACAATATTTACCAGAAATTTATGAAGCTGAAGTAGAGCGTTACGGAAATAGAACGCTTTCTGGTTTCTTAAGAATGGTAGGGGCAGAAATGCCAATGTCATCTGATCAAGTTATTTGGTCTGAACAAAACCGTTTACACATTGCTTACAAAGAGGTATCTTGTGATAGCGCTACTCAATTAAGCTTTGAGGTTAACTCTACAGAAGGACCAAACTTTGTAAACAACGTAATTTCTGCAGGACAAACTTTAGTAGTTATGAGCCCTTCTACCGGTAAAGAACTTAAAGTTTATGTTAAAGCATCTACAGCTGGAACAGTTGACCCTGCTATCTTAGAAGTATACCCATACACTCAAGCTAGTTTAATTAGTGGACCAGTAAACTTTGAAAATGCTGAAGATCTTAAAATCTTTGTATATGGTTCTGAATTTAGAAAAGGAACTGATGACGCTTCGTTAAAATCAGTTACTCCATCTTTCACTCAATACAATAATTCACCAATCATTATTAAAGAAAAATATCAAATCTCTGGATCTGATACTGCTCAAATTGGATGGGTTGAAGTTGCTACTGAGGATGGGACTTCAGGATACTTATGGTATTTAAAAGCTGAATCTGAAACAAGATTACGTTTTGAGGATTATTTAGAAATGTCTGTAATCGAGGGTGAATTAGTTGATTCAACTGCTTTAACTTTAGTTACTGATGGATTCAAAGGGACTCAAGGTCTATTTGCAGCTATTAAAGAAAGAGGTAATGTTGTTAATAACTTTACAGCTGCCGCTGGATTATCTGATTTTGATTCAATCTTGAAAAACTTAGATACTCAGGGAGCTATTGAGGAAAACATGTTATTCTTAAACAGAGCTACGTCTCTTGACTTTGACGATATGTTAGCTTCTTTATCTTCAGGAGCTGCTGGTGGAGTTGCTTACGGTTTATTCGAAAACTCTGAGCAAATGGCACTTAATTTAGGTTTCTCTGGATTCAGAAGAGGATCTTACGATTTCTACAAAACTGACTGGAAATACTTAAATGATGCATCTACTCGTGGCGGTATGATCAATACTTCTATTGATGGAGTATTAATCCCAGCTGGAACTTCTACAGTTTACGATCAACAATTAGGTACAAACATCCGTCGTCCATTCTTACATGTTCGTTATAGAGCTAACCAAGCTGATGACAGACGTATGAAATCTTGGATCACTGGATCTGTTGGAGGAGCTTATACATCTGATTTAGATGCAATGCAAGTTCACTTCTTATCAGAAAGATGTTTAGTGACTCAAGGAGCTAATAACTTTGTATTGTTTACAGCTACTGTATAACAATTAAGTAGTAATTACCCTCGTTGAACTGACGGGGGTAGTTATTACCCTTTTAAAACAATTATTAAATTATATTATATTATGGCAACAAGACCAAACACAAAAGCAAAAGAAATTTTAGTTGACGAAGAAATCGCAACACAAGAATATACCGAAGTGGTTGAAACTCCAAAACCGGTAAAAAAAGAACCACAAAAACCTAAATGGGAAATTAAAGATAGAACATATATTATATCTGATAATTACTCACCTTTAACTTATACTTTACAAAGCAGGCATTCTGTAAGATACCCTTTATTATGGTTTAATAAAGAAACCGGGGAACAAGAAGAATTAAGATATGCAACAAATCAAAATTCTCCATTAGTAAGCGAACAAAAAGGGCAAGTAACTTTAGGACATATTATGTTTGAAAATGGTATTTTAACAGTGCCGAAAGAAAGACAAAACTTACAAAAATTATTATCTTTATATCACCCAGCATTAAATAAAAAATATAGAGAATTTGATCCTGTTGAAATTGCTGAAGATAACTTAGATGACTTAGAGCTAGAAGTTCAAGCAATGAATGCTGCGTTTGAGATGGACATTGATATGGCTGAAGCAATTGTTAGAGTCGATGTAGGCTCTAGAGTAAATAAAATGAGCTCAAAAGAAATTAGAAGAGACTTATTATTAATGGCTAGAAGAAATCCAGAATTATTTTTAGATTTAGCAAATGATGAAAATATCCCATTAAGAAATTTAGCGATTAGAGCATCAGAGGTTGGGATTATTAAATTGTCACAAGATCATAGAACATTTACTTGGGGCGACAATGGAAGAAAATTAATGACCGTTCCGTTTGATGAAAATCCATACTCAGCAATGGCTGCATTTTTCAAAACAGATGAAGGCGTAGAAATCTTTAAGGCAATAGAGAAAAAACTTAAATAATACGTAATACTAATATATAGGCGGTGGCTCTGGTTACCGCCTAAATATTATAATAAATATACAAGATGGCAATAAATGTAGATACAGTTTATAGAACTGTTTTATTAATAATTAATAAAGAGCAGCGAGGTTATTTAACACCTGACGAATTTAATAAAACCGCAACACAAGTTCAACTTGAAATATTCAATGAATATTTTGAGGATCTTAATCAACAACTACGCGTGCCGGAAAACGATAGCGAATATGCTAATCGCGTTAAAAACTTACAAGAAAAAATAGAAATCTTTCAAGAAGACGGTGTATGCGCACCTGAATCTGATCATTATACAACTACTGCACTTACAGATTTTTATAAATTAGGAACTGTAATATACAAGGACGATAAAATAGTTCAATACGTGCAGCCTAATGAGCTTCTGGAACTTAATCTATCTCCTTTAACAAAACCTTCTTTATATTGGCCAGTATATACATATAAAAACGAAAGAATTTATGTATACCCAAGAACAATAACTGGCAATGTAATTTCATGTACTTATATTAGAAAACCATTAAATCCAGTGTGGAATTTCACAATTGGTACAAATTATCAATATGTATATAACTCAACTACATCTGTAGATTTCGAGTTACATCCAATTGAACAAACAAACTTAATAACAAGAATACTACTTTATTCGGGGATAGTTATAAAAGATCCTCAAATAATCCAAATAGCAGCACAACAAGCACAGGCTGAAAATATTAATTCAAAAAGCTAATAAAGTATGCCAATACCAAACAATGGTTTAATAACCGAAAACAATAGACAATATTACGAAGGAGCACAAGGCTTTATAGGTGATGATACTACTACTACATTTTTAACTACATTTAATACTGATTTAATATTTGGCGGTCTAAATGCTTGGGATCCAAATAATATTAATTATGGGTTAAATAATTTTAAATTATATACTAGCCAGACAGCTCAACCTGGGACATTTGAAGAATATGTGTGGGGATATGATGTTGTAGATAATGCAATTGTATTTCCTAACCCCCCGGCAGAAGGCCTATATATTGTTGTCCAACTAAAAAAACTAGATGGTGGACAATATGGCCAAAATCAAGCTGAGAAAGCATATGGGCAAACTACAGAAGATAATTATGGTAGTTATGCTTACATTACTTTAAATGATGTTATAAATAACTTTATGGTTGCTTATGTAGGTGACGGCAAATTAATACAACAAGTTAAAAGAACTGATGTAATATTCCATGCTAAACGTAGCTTGCAAGAATTCAGTTATGATACTCTAAGGAGCATTAAGTCACAGGAATTAACTGTACCTCATTCATTAAGTATTATATTACCACAAGATTATGTTAATTATGTTAAAATTGCATGGATTGATCATCATGGTATTAAAAGGCCAATTTATCCTACAAATAATTTAACCATAATTCCATATGAAAAACCATTACAAGATAATAATGGAGAACCATTGCAGGATAATTTTGGCAACAACATAGAAGGAACTTCCATAACTCAAAGAAGATGGGAAGTAAACAATATGGGTTATAGAGATGGTTATGCTGATCAAGGATGGGGAGCAATGGGTTATGGATATGGTTATGATAATTGGTTGTATTATGGATTTTTAGGTCAAAGATATGGTTTAGACCCACAATATGCTAATAGCAATGGATATTTTACAATTGATGATAGAGAAGGCAAAATATCTTTTAGTAGTAACTTAATAAATAAAATAATAGTACTTGAATATATTTCTGATGGATTAGCTTATGATTTAGATACAAGAGTACCTAAATTAGCTGAAGAA